AACCCCGGTAACGCTTGTGGAAGCCTTGGCAACTACCGTAACCGTTCCAACAGACGCGGTTGCGCTGACGCCAGTGACGCTGACGCTTACAGAATTGCTTGCCGCCAACCCTTGAGAGGCTATTGGCGCAGATGCAATGGGGTAGAAACCAAGCATTTACATGCCCCTAAATTCGGTGAGCGTAGGTACTTTTAGCTAGGTCGGCATTACGGGCCAGACCGGATTAAATGGATCGGTAGTGTTTTCGGGAAGGTCGCGTAGTGCTTTGCGGTAGGTGGCCCAGATGGATTGGTCAACAGGAGCGTCGAGAACTTGAGTCCAATCGCAAGCAGATAGATAAGAGTTACGTTCCTTGCGAAGTGTCTCCCAAGCCTTAGCTTTTCTTTCAACTTCATACTGAGCTTTTTCAGTAGCTTGTTGGTCAGACATTTCTGCAATCTGTTCGTCTGTAAGTTCTACTACCTGACCATTAACAACTATATGTGGTTTCATTGGATAAGTCCTTCAAGCACAAATGTACCAGTTGCGATTGTTCCGTCAGTACCACCAGAAGATACGAATATCCTGAAAGCATTCATTGCAGTAGCACCTGTCTGCCCACCATTATTAACAAGAGAAATAATAGCGCCAGAAGGATTTCCAAAAACACAGGTACTCATCATGTAAGTTTTAGATGCTTGGTTAAAGTTTCCGATAATAAGAGTGCCTGATGCTGGACCATCAGCAACCTGATTCCCCATATCGTTAGTAGCATTATCTGCCAAATTAAATCTAGTTACACCAGCAACACCTTGGTCAGTATAGGTTGCAGTAGTGATAAATGTTGAGCCGTTATCAGAGGATAAGGTTAATCTAAGACTAGAGTCATCAGTGGTAGGACGCACGTTATAGAAAGAAAGCCTCAGCATTTCGTAGTCGCTTAAATTGCTAAAAACAATAGCTGAACTTGTACTTGCCGTGGAAGTTGCAATATGCGTCCAAATACCGGATGAAGGCGTTACCCAAGTTGGCAACGCGCCAGAACCGTTTGACGTAAGAACCTGACCACTTGTGCCAAGACCAGATACAGTCTGGACAGCACCAGTTGATGTCGTTCCACCAGCCAAAACTGCGTAGGCAGTCAAACTGGATACACCCGTACCACCGTCTGCAACCGCGAGATCAGTGATCCCCGTGATTGAGCCGCCAGTGATAGCAACACTGGATGCTGCCTGCGTTGACATGGTGCCAAGGCCAGTAATATCCGTATTCGGAATTGTGGCAGATGCGGTCAGAGCCGCTGTGCCACTACCCTTTACATATCCAGTAAGCGTTGACGCGCCTGTGCCGCCGTCTGCGACAGTTAGATCGGTGATACCTGTAATTGACCCACCAGTGATGGCAACGCTGTTGGCGTTCTGCGTGGACATCGTGCCGAGGCCGGAGACATCGGTATTCGCAATGCTTGCCCAAGATGGTGCAGCGGCAGAGCCAGCAGACTTAATGAATTGACCAGATGTGCCGTAGTTTGCGCCAGCAATGCCGAACGCACCGTCCTTGCTGATGCGAAATCTTTCGACAACGCCGCCAGCAAGATTTGTCTGGGTTCCAAAAACGAGGTCGCCACCAATGTCGCCACTACCGTTGAAGGCAGAGTATACAGCGGCAACGGAGGCCAGAGATAGGTTGCCGATCTGATAAAGGGTCTTCGTAATGCGACCAAGGCCGCTGACATCAGTGTTGGTTACAGCCAGAGTTGCTGCATCCTCGGTGCCAAGGGCTGTGATGGAGTTGACGACGCTGCCGATTACTTCCAGTTTTGCAGTGGCACTGGTGGCGCCAATACTCATGTTGCCGTCGGCAGTGATTACTACGGGGGTGCTGTCGGGATTGGAATTATCCTCAACAAGGAGGGCATTCCCTGTTCCTGTCTGCGTAATACGAAGGGCGGCGTTGGTATTGTCCGTGACGCTGATGATTTGGTTGGCCGTGAACGTGTTTGACATGTTGTCTGCGACAACATCCTCGGCAACCTGAGTTACAAATACCGTGGCGGTTCCCGACAGCGTTAGCTTGGTGGTGCCGCTGGTGCCGCTGATGAGGGACACAAGAACCGTGTCGCGAGAAAGGGTTGTGCCGGAGGACGTGTATGTCCCCCGGCCAACTTCAAAATTATTGCCGTCAATAATCGTGTAGGTGACTGACGAGGCGTCAGCTATGCCGCCCTGAGCGAAGGTGATATACCCTGTCTGAGCAGTCCCGAGGGTAATAGTCCCCGTTCCGGTTGTCGCAGTGGACATCCAGACTCTGTTTGCATAAGCGGGCATTTGTTAACCCTCAGATTAGGCGATGCGGATGATGGCGTTTGTTGAATCGGCTGCTGGGAACTGAATGGTGAAGTCCCCGGCAGTTGATGTCTTGTCGGCACCAAAAGCCAAAATTGCAACAGCCTTGCCGCTCGTTCCGCCCTGCGTGAAGTTATAGATCATAGCGCCGTTGGCGGTGATCGTGGCGGTTGTCCAAGTGGTGTCGTTGAAGTCCAACCAAGCCGTCGTGCTTGTGGATGTCGGTGCCGTTGCTACTGACAGCGTGTTGCCTCCGGTTGTGTATCCACCACCTGATGCAACTTCGTTGATGCCTGTCGCTGCATAGTTTGTCGTTGCCGCGCCAAGCGAAGCAGACGATGTAAACAACGCGATCTTGAAGGTGTCAGCGGTTGTTGCGGCACGGATAACCGTGGTGCCGAAAGCGTGAATGCCGTTCAGGATTTCCACCTTGAACGAGGTACACATTGCTTGAGTAATTGCCATTATAAAGTTCCTATGATCTTGGCCAACTCTGGATGGCCTGCTTCAGTGAGTTTGCAGTACAGAGTGGTCCTGTCGCTGTTGATAGCCTCCTTCATATACCGAACGATTGCTGGGCGAATTGCTTCGCGAAATGCAATGGCCTGATCCCTGATTGCGGGAGGTGCCTTGTCGGCAACATGAATGATCTTGTTGAGCAGGCGTTCTGCCCATTCTTCCGGTGTAAATCCACGACCACTCGTGGTCTCCACCAACACGGAACCCATGTCCGCGAAACCCGTATTTTGCATTAGTTTGGTTTGATCCTTGACTCACCATTGCGGTATGTGTCGGAGCGGTCTCTGCCCTCACCAAGCGTCTTGAGCTGGGTGATCGCATCGTTGTACCGATCCACATATACCTGCATGACCTCAACAGTTCCCTTGAGAACAGTATACCCCTCAACGAGGCACCCATACAACAGGGCGTTCTCCGCGTTGTCGCCAAGCCAGCTTGTGCCAGTATCCACAATTGACGCGGGCTCATAGTAATAGTGAAGCTCTGCGCCGTAACTGCTATTCGGGGTTGGACCGAGGATGAATGTGTTCTCGTCAAAGACCCCGTAGTATTTCGGGATTGAGGTGGAGGACGCATCTGGATATGCCTCACGAATGAACGCCACATCCTTCGGCAGGAGGTAGTATTCAGAGGTGCCGTCGATGACCGCTATTGAGTAGACCGCGAGAAAGTCCGTTGGCTGGGCCAAATACTTGATCCCAGATGTCATCGTGCCGGTGACGTTCTTGCGGAAGAATGGCAGCTGCACAGAGCGGACAATGCGCTCTTCGGCCTGACGAATAATCGTATCCGTCAGGGCGCCGAGACCATTGTCATCCGTCTGGAGGTAGCTCCAGATTTGGGTTTTAAGCTCTGTGTAATTCATTAGCAGACCTTAGCTGATTTGCTGCCGCGAGCCTTGCCCCAGCCACGACCGCCGCTGGAACTCTTGGCCATACCGCCAGAAGCCATCTTCTTTGACTTAACGGCACCGCCCTTAGCATATCCCGGATTGTATTGCTTGCCGCCGGTAGCCGCCATAGATTCGTTGTACCGCTTGATGTAATCGGCAGCCGCTTCTGGGGAGGCAAATCTAATCTGAGCGGGGCTATCCATCGGACGAGGGCCGCTGCCTACAGTTTTTACATTTGTAGACCCTTCAAGAAGCCGCTGCGCCTGTTCCTGCGCCAATGCCCCTTGATCGATGCCGGTAGAAAATCGTTGGGGCGACGGCTGAACTGCCGTGCCTGAGTTGAGGTCAGGTGTAGGCAAAACGCGAGGAGGAGTCCCGGTAGGAGCGGCACCATAGAATCGCGTAGCCATAGATGCCTCAAGATCCCGCTGCGCCTTTCGCTGCGGGTCCATGGGGCCAATGCTTGTGTTCGGCTTGCCGGGGCCGGACACGAAAGGGCCACCGGGACGCGATGGGAATCCGGGACGGACCATAACGGGGCCGTCATCTCGACCGCCACGGCCACGGCCACCACGGTCATTGCCACGGTCATTATCGCGCATGGGGCCAAACTGCCTGTCAGGCCTGTTGCCATCCTGCTTGACACTTTGACCGGCACCAGCCTTTGAATTGCCGGAGCCCTGCATAGCAGGACGGCTATCCATCGGACCTGTAGGTCCACCGAAAGCCATCTTCTTTGTTTTCTTGGACATGCTCTTAGCCACTCTTTGAGAACGTGCGGCCCTTTGTGGCGGCACCATAACCACGCATTGTGTTGGTCTTGGCAATCTTTGGCATCACGCCTGTGTACACGCCCATCGCCATGCCGCCTTCAATCGTGGCCACATTTTCTTTCTTCTGGTTCTTGGTAAGCTTTTCAGCCCGTGCCTTGTCCATCTTATTTACCCTTCACCTTTCCGCCCTTCTTGAGGCGGGATTGGTCTTTTCCACTGAGGCGGGATTGGTCTTTTCCACTCATGCTTCCCCGCAAGGAACCCTTGCCAGAGCGATTGACGGTTGGGTACTTTCCTTCTGGCTTTACAGCAAACGAATCCATGCCAGATACGGGAGTCCCCTTACCGCTTCGGAACGGGCTGGAGTCTGAAACGGACCTAGTGCCGGGGGTAGAACTCATGCCGGAGCGGCTTGTGCTACCGCCGCCGCCGCCAGCCGACCCACCAGCACCAGCAAAACCACCATCACGGGGAGAGGAGCTGCGAGACGGAGAGCTGCCGACATTGCCGGAGCCATACCCACCTGTTGCCATATCGCCGGGGTTTCCGCCCATAGCCATCTTGGCTACCTTGCCGCCGGGAGTGGCGTTGGAGCCTGTCCCCTTGCGAGCAATGCCGCCGCCCTTGAGGGCCATGCCGACGCCCTTGCGGGCGAGTCCGCCGCCACGCATTGCACTTGATTTACCTGTCTTGCCTTTCATGTCTTCTCTCCGTTAGATATTTGGGCTGTATTTGCCATCAATCTCAATGAACACTGTTCCGATTTCGCCAGTCATAAAAACGGCGTTGTTACCAACAATGCCGGTAACATTGCCGAACTCTGCCGCCATGCCGACAACTTGAATCCAGCCGAACAGAGCCTCACTGGCCACCTTAGCAGTGTCTGGTCGTGGATCGCGAAGTGCCTGCGGATCTTGGATCGGGAACATACCCAGCAACAGCTGCGGGTTATCCTCGTCCAAGCAGGTGGGGCACACCTTAAGATTTGTATTGCGGGCTTTGATAGGCTGGAACTGTAGCTCACCAAGATCATATCGGAAGCCGCAGCGATCACAGAACCCAAACGCCCGCTTGCCTCTGGCGAACGGAATGGTCATTAGTAGCCTTTATATCCCATGAATGGAATGAATCGGTCTGACGCTCTGTCGCGGTCTTCTGACGCCGCAATCTGGAAAGCTTCCTCGTACATCTGCTTCAGCATGGAAATGCGATCAGTGGCTTCAGGGCGCTTGAGGGCGATGTGGTAAGCCAACCCCGAGATTAGGGCCGGGAGAAAGCGGACAGGAATGTCAGCGTTGTTGGCTGCAGAGGCACCGGTGTCCTCTATGCGCCGCAGATACCAGTATACCAGAGTGTATGTTGTTGAGCTATCGGGCACCGGCCAAAGCGTGATAGTCGGGGAGATTTGACGGTTAACGTAAATCTGGATCGGGCGACCGGTGGAGTTCTTTGTGGGGATGGCAGCATAGTCAGACACGGAGATGCGGTTCAGGGTGATGTCCGTGTTTTGGCCACCACTTGTCGTGCGGTTCACATGCTCAATATAATCGATGACATCGGCAGGAAGGCCGTCAGCAACCGTGTAAACCGACTGCCCCGGCGTAAGCACAAGGCTTCCTGTGTCAATCGTCCACAGGTTCAACCCAAGATTTGCCCACTCAGAACACAGCAAGTTAAGGCTGCGGCGGGCAGTCTTCATGTCATAGCCAGAACGCAGTTCAACCCCAGCCCGCTCGAACGCCTCTTCGGCGATCTCTGCGAAGTCAAGGTTAAATACTGATGTGCCGCTTGTTGCCATGTTTGTACCTATTTATACCCCAGTATAACACATGCACCCTATACGGGGATAAATTTGTTATACATTAGTGTGTATCCCCAGCCGGACATCCCTTGGGATTATAGTCGGCCCGCCAACCCAAATGATACACGATCCCGTCTCACTTAGTACTTGCCGCGATCCCCGCGCATGCCCGACTTTGGACCGAGGGATTTAGAGTGACGCAGGGGCTTTGGGAGGCTCCTGCGCCGGTTGCGCTTGGGCTTGTAGGAACTCACGTTAGCTCCAATTGCAGCCTTTGTGGCCTTGGCCATTTAGCAGACCTTACCTTTTGTGCTGACGCGGGACATGCCATCTCCGCGAACTGATCCGCCCTTGCTGTATCTCTTGCCGCCATCTTCTGACGGTTTAGGTTTTTTCCTTGGCTTGCGGGGCCGGTCATCATTGCCTCTGCCGCCGCCACCGGGAACTGGGCCTGCCGAGAAGTTTGTTCCCGTGCCGCCTGTTGCCCCTGAAGGGGAGCCGGGAGATGGAGATGCCGTGGATTCCGGCTTGGTCTCGGCAAAGGCTCCTGCGCCACGACCGTAGCGTTCAAAGGATGGCCCTGTGTTGTCTTTCGGGGTTGCGGCAGATTCGCCTGCCTGCCTGCGCGGGCCCATTGGTAGGGCGTTATTTCCCACATATGCCGCCACATAATTCGGTTGCCTTAACCCGGCAACCTTATGAGCTGAAGGCAGTGAGCCGTAATACTGGCCAGTGCTCTCCACGGCAGTTGCCCGAGGTCGACTTGGTTTAACCCCGGCAACAAGATCACCAATGTCGGGTTGCGGCCCCCGAGCGGGCTGGTCGCTCAGACCGAGACCAACAAGCGAACCGCTAGACGGGGCCTTGGGGCTACCTTTGCCGCGCTGGAATGGTGCCTCCGCAGATGGCATACCGCGCCTTGCTGCAGCAAGATCTTTTTCCGCTTCTGCCTTGACGCGAGCAAGACCTGTATCTACTCCGAATGCGCCTAAAGTGCTGGCCGGAGCAGCCGATGGGTATATGCGTTCTGGCGGAATCCGGTCGTAGTATTGCTTTGTCAGGTTCTTTGCAACGGTGGCACCCGGAACCGCCGAGTAGCTGTAACTTCCATCGGGATTTGGAGTGGCCAGCCTCTGGCCCGGATCTTGGTCGCCAATCATATTCCGGCCACCACTACTGCTGCCTGCCTCCGCACGGGAGGTCTGGCCACCATACCCGCCGCCACTGCCGCCAGCACCACCGGCACCGCCAGATCCGAAGCCACCCATTGAGGCAGAAGGAGACTTATTGCCACCGCTGGGACCGCTACTCGTCATCCCACCGAGGACCATGCGCTTCACGCCGGGAGCCTTGCCCTTTGTCTTGCCTTTTGTAGCCTTACCATCACCACGAGCCATCATATTCTCCTTAGCAAATTTTGCCTTTAGTCTTACCACGGATAGCCGCACGATCAATCATGCCGCCGTTAGCCTTTTTTGTGTAACTACGCAGCATCTTTTCCAGCTCAGCATCCTCATTCGCATCAATATCGCGCCTGATTTGAATGGTGTTGATGGGCTTACCCTTCTTTTTGCGGCTTACTGTCTGCTCGCCTTCGATAGACGCGATAAGAGCAGCCATGCCCAGCTTTTCGGCATCAGAAATACCAGCCATTACTTTTTCCTTACTTTCCGGGCTTCGCTCAACGCGATAGCAATTGCCTGTTTTGGGTTCTTCACGGTCGGGCCTTTCTTGGAGCCGGAGTGAAGCTTGCCCGCCTTAAATTCTTTCATCACCTTCTTGACCTTCTTCGGGGCCATCAGGATTTGCTTGCTCATGCTGGGTCGAGATACTGCCATGTTACCGCTCGTTCGTTGAGAGTTTGGTTTTGGAAGTTGTCCAGACCCTGCCTGTTTTAGACATGGGGAATGTGTTAGGCCAGCGGGTCTCGGTGTGACGGTCTTTCGCCACGCGGGCAACCGAAACCTTGTCGCTCTGATTGCCACCGAGAATGTGGTATGCCTCACTGTCCTCGGCGACATAGAAGCCAACGTGACCACCACCGGGGCGCTTGAACACCATTATAGCACCAAGGCACGGCTCGCAGGAGCGTTCATACTTCTCCCAGCTAAGGGCAGATAGGGCGTCCTGTTTCACGGGAAACCCCGCCTCTTTCATGCAGTGGCCCACGAACAGGCCGCACCACGGGACGCTGTCTTCCTTATAGAAGGACGAGATCCAGCCGCCCAACTTCTTGGCCCAGCCAATGATCTTTGGGTTGTTTGCCTTGCCAGCGAACTCTGTTGTGCCGTTCAAGCTGTAGGCAATTCTCATCCAAGGGGGCATCAGAACTTCCACGGGATCATAGAGACGATCTTGATAAGGATACCGCCAAGGGCTGCGCCAATGCCGCCGACCAGCATGAATACTTTCCAGCCGCCAGAGGCTTCATCTAATTTCTTGCGGATGAAGCGGATGTCATCTCTCATCTCCGTCATGTCTTTCTCAAGACGCTCTACCTGAACTTCCAATCGGGCCACAGCAATATCCACATTACTCATCACTTCGCCGTCCCCTTCCACTTATCAAAGCTCCGGGCTGCGGTTACACCGAGCATGGCTGTTACAAGGGCCATCATGGCCTCTGTGTTGGGTTCTGGGAGCGGGGTTGTAACGCCGACAATAGCAAGGAACCAAGAGAGGATTGGTTGGAGGAGAAAAGCATAGCCAAGGGAAATACCGCCCATCCAGCCGATGAAAGGGCGCCATCCGGCGACGAAGATGCTTGAGTGTGCTGCTTCAACTTTGTTTACCTCCATCTGGGCGTTCGATTGCTCGGCAGCATACTTCAGGAGGTCTGCCTGCATCTCAAGTGTGGCACGTTCTTTTGCTGCCGGATCAGGTATCCGGTCAACAAGCTTTTCGATCATCTTAAGGCCGGGGCCAAGGAGTGCCTGAAACATCACTTACCCTTCTTCATGCCTTGGAGGTTGGCAACGAGAGACGGGTATTTTGTGCCCGTTTTCTTAGCAAAGGCCTTGGCCTTCTGCTTCTGTGCGGGTGTCATCTTTTTCGGGGTTTTGGACGGGCTCTTAGTTTCCCAAACTGGCTTCTTCATTTCTTGCCCTTCTTGGATATGGCCGCAGCCTTCTTCTTGGCGTCAGCCTTAGAGTTGGCGCCCCAAGCCTTAAGGCTCAGAAGTAGGCGTGTAGGCTCACCATTTGGTTTGCGTTCTGGACCCGGCATGTTTCCCATGCGGGCGAGGAAACTGGCGCGGCGAGGATTGGCCCCGGCCTTGACCGGTGCCTTCAGGTTCATGCCCTGAGCCTTCGCGGAGGCGCGTCCCTTGGCGTTTAATCCACCAGCGGCGTTCTTGCCTTCTTTACGGGTCCATGCAGGAGACTTAGCCATTATGCACCGTCATTCTTTACCAACAACAATATGAACATTGAGGAGCAAGCGTTGTTAGCCGAGCTACCAAAAGCCTGAGCCTCAATGGTTGTCTTTTCGGGAACAGCAACGGGGTACTCAAAGACATAATCTGCCGTCCCGTTGTTGAGGGTCGTAATCGCGACGGTCATGCGGATGTCGTTCGTGCCTCTTGTCATGAGCCTGCCCGTGACAGCGTTCGTTCCGCCAGCTTGCCCCGCCGAGAACAGGCCTTGGCTCAGGTAAGCTGTGTAGCCAGCCGGGACAGTGTAGCTTCCCGTCACCCGTGAGTTGTAGTCGTATGCAATGATGTCGTAGATGGTTGCTGGAACCCCGGCAGTTAAGTTGCCCGTTCCGAAGTAGATGTTGCCAGCAGCGCCATTCAAACTTCCGGCAGTCATCACATACGCGGAGTTGATGTGCAGATATGACTTTGTGGTTAAAACGGCAGTCTGGCCGTTCATTGTCACAACCTCAGAAATAGAGGCGTGGTTGGCGTCCAAACCGCCAATGTAAACAGTTCTAGCCCCGGTCCCGTTTGAAGCGTCATTCGCACTTGCGGAGCTTACCTTCATCTGGATTGCAGCCGCTGGGAACAGCAGTGTGCCATCACCCGGCCAAACCGTTTCTATGGATGTGTCCACATCTGGATTGTAACCAAATACGGTTACAGGTGTGTGCCAAGCAACCTGACCACGGGAAACCTGAAGCTCGAATGGCTCGAACTTGCCGCGTTGTGTTACCGAAGCAATTTCCGCCACCCGAGCCTCCTGTTAAGCCTGATAGAACACAGTCACCGAAGTGGCGCTGGTGAGGTCGAGATAGACATTGGTCTCAAAAAGGATACCGTCATCCGGGATAAGAATGTTCCCAGAGAAGGCGGCACCAATAGCCACGCTAAGGAGTGCGGTCCCACCGGAGCCACCGTTCTTGAGGACGATAGACCCGGCAGATGTTGTTGTGCAGTGGATACCCTTCACACGGGCGCGGGAACCATAAATGCTCCCGTCATCCGTGCGAGTGGTAGCCTGAATGTTGGAATTACTCAGAGCCATGCTGGCCTCCTATGAGGCTAAATTATGAGACAGCGGCGCTGAACGGAGTAGCCGGGGTGCCGGAGCCAACCAGATTGGCAGTTACAATGTAGTCGCCAACGGCAACGTCACGAACTGTGATGATCGAGCCAGCGAGACCACCTGTGGTGCTGCCGTTCATTGTGATCGTGTCGGAGGCCGGGAGGGTGCCAAACAGGGCGGCAGTAGTGCCACCAACGCTGGCAAAGCCATTGAGAGTGTCAGTGGCGTTGGCAACCTGAATGATGCCGTTGCTTGTGAACGTGGTGCCAACAAGGAACGTGTAAACAGCCTGCGAGCCTGTCGAGGCAGGCAGCGTAACTGTCATACCAGCGGCGCGGTTCAGGGGGATGATTTCGCCATTGTAGGCATCAGCAAGGCCATTGGCCGATGTGATGACGAGTGTGGCGCTGGTGACAGAAGTTGCAACCGCGTCTGTGCCAGTGATAAAGCCAGCCTTAGATACGACTGGACCGGAAAATGTTGTAGTGCCCATGAGAATAACCTCTTTGCAGGAGAATGCGGCCTAGTCTCTGCAACGTCTGCCGGGACCAGTCTAGGCTGCGGGATTTTACCCGGACAAAAGAAAGGAGGGGGAGCCGAAGCTCCCCCAGCCAATTACGCACCCGGCGAACCGAAGATGCCAAGCGGGTCAGACGCGCCGAACGAATAACGCTCGCGAGCCTTGTAACGCACGTTGCCTGTATCGAAGTCACCGTCCATAGAGGTGTTCATCGGGCTGCGTTCGAAGTGCTTCATGCCATTCGGAACGTCAGTGATGAGGAACCACGCATCAACGTCTGTCAGATAATGGTTGACAGAGTAGCCTTCGGGGATCGTCCCGTTGGTCTTGATGGCGTTGATGTCGTTGTCAGCGGTCGCTGTGCGGAGTTCAGTCTCCAGCAAGCGAGTAGCAACGAACATCAGGGACGGCGGGACGATCAGCTTGCGGGGTTTAGCCGCAATCAAAAGGCCACGCTGATCCTTGAAGCCAGCGATCTGAATGACCGCAGCTTCGAGGGAGGTTTCGTTCAGGTCGGCAGCAGTCGATGGGGTGTTGGAGTTGTAGCCGCCACCAACCAGCGTGTGCTGGGTGCTGAACAGGGAAACGCCGTCACCCGAGGTGAACGAGCCGCCAGAGAAGCCGCTGTTGAGCGGGAAGGCAGCTTTGACCTGCTTCGTGTAGGCCATCGCGCGAGCCAGAGCCTTTGTATAACGAGCCGAGAGGCTGTCAGAGAGGTTGTCTTCCATAGCTTCTTCCGTGATGGAGAAGCCCATGGCGATGGTTTCGTGGTTGTAGCGAGCAGTCCATGCTTCCTGAGCATTGTCATAGCTGATGGCAGAGCCTTCATTCTTGACAGGAGCAGCAGCGAAGCCGGAGAGCTGCACTTCTTCTTCGAACGAACGCTCGGAAGATTCAGTTTCGTAAATCTCCTCATGTTCGTTTTCGTACTTCTTGTATTCCAGACCGAACAGAGCGTTCAAGCCGGGGAGCAGTTCCTTAAGGAGCTGAGCGCGGGAAATAGCCATGTGTCAGGACTCCTTAAATGCCTGTGGGGTTCAAGTAAGAATGACCACCAGCAACCACCTGAGAGGTGACGTTGGGGGCGTTCCACTTAACCAGAATGTCGGTGAAGGCGTCACCCACAGCCGAATCGGGGCCGTTGACAAAGCCAACGATACGAAGCGGAAGAGTGGCTGTCACGGCGATGGCGGAACCATCAGCAGCCACTGTAGAGTTGCCTGTGGAGGTGCTGCCCGAAGCCGCGAGGAGCGAGATGTTCGTACCAAGAGCGGTCTGTGCAACGGCTTCATCAGCCTGAACCTGCATGACAATATCGGGATCATCCACGACATAAGCAACAGCGTCCGAAGCTACTGTGCCTGTTGGCCAGTACTGCTTGTAGACAGGAATGTTCAGGTTAGGATCGGTGTAGGCGCAACCTACAAACACGCCCACCACGCCTGTGGCGGGTACTGTGGTTGTAACGGTGGCAGCTACGACCACGCCATCAGCCGAAATGGTGACGGGCTGGCCATAGAATAGGTTGGCGGCATACGCGGACGCAATCTTGATGAGACGGGTAGAACCAGCGTAGGGCTGACCGCCAATAAGATTCACGGGGCGCAGGCCATAGGGGGCTGCTGTATTAGACATATTGTCTTACCTCGTTTGTTGTTGATTGGCGGTCAGTTACCCTTTAGCCGGGTTTCCGTCCGCCGCCGAATGAAACTCGCGTAGATTTTTCTGGCCGCATCAGCGGCATACGCGGGTCGTTTTCACGCATGAAATTGCTGTCAACGGAATCCACTTGGTTGTCGGACATTTGCTTGTAGTAAGCATTGCGCTCATCCACAACTTCATCCGGCGCCTTGCAGAGAAGCAGACCACCAATTTCAATGTTGTCAGTAAACTGGCTGTTACGGTCTTTTAGAACTGTAACCTCCGGGTGTTCGGAAGCCTTTACGGGTTCCCAACCCTGACGGAACTTGGAGCTTACGTTGGTATTGTCGATGGCACCCTGAGTGGCTGTCCGTACCCAGCGGTACTTGTAACCAGCTTCTTGGTTTGCCTCGGGCAACACGGACGGAGGCGTCCAACCCTTCTTGCGCGAACTCGTTTCGCGTGTTTCGCTTTCGCGTGGAATGCGCTTATCAGCCATTTGTGGACCTCATTTTTTCGGCGGCATACTGCTCGACCGTTAGACCAAGACGCTTAGCGAGAGACACCTCAGTCGCCGTCAGTTTTACTTGCTTGCGCGGCTTTGCAGCGGAGCTGCGTGACGCCGGAGCCACTACGTTAGAAGCCTGTTGACGATTGCTCTGAGCCTGACGGCTATCATTCTCAGAATCATCAAACATCTCTGGGAAACGCTTTCGAATTTCCCCGTCGATGGTTTGCCAGTATTCCTCAGTACGAGGGTCTACTCCATCGAATACTACAATGCGATCATGGATGTGCTTTGCGTAGTTAGTCATCATCTGATCGCGACCAAACCAAGTATTACGCTTGGCCCAGTCAAGTGCTTTTGGGTCAGTCGGCTGGCGAACTACAGGCTCATAAGCCTGCTGTTGCGGCTGTTGCTGCTGCCCCTCACCCCTATTATACACGGGGCGGTAACTTTCTGCACTAGCCTTCTGGACCGAAAGGTTCGCAAGCCGCTCCTGAGATGCTGCAATAGCGTCTGCATCCCCGGCCTCGTATGCGTCCTTAAACTTCTTCCGAGCTAAATCAAGCTCGGCATCGACCTTGCTTTTGGCGGATTCGACAAGAATTTCCTCCCCCTTGCGGAGAGCCTCTTCCATTCGCCGCTTATCCTCCATGAGTCGGCGGGCCAGACCGGTGGCTTCGTCAAGCTGACGAGATGCCTCTTCCTTGGCTCGGCGTTCCTCATGATACTCAAACTTGAGCTTCTTGATGCGCTTCTGTACACCTTCGGAATAATTGGCGATTTCGTCGTCGCCCGGAATTTCCGGTGTGGCACCTTCAGGGCGGCGAGGCCGACCCTTATCCTGCTCAGGAGTATCGTCAATGATCTCAATATCCATATCGGATGTTGATACACTGACCGGGGTTTTGTCTTCGTAGTCTACTGTTACGTCACTCATGCTCAAGCCCTCTCATAGCCACGGGGGTCTTCGACAACAGCCTCAACGGTATCATCGTTGATGAGGCGGAACTCTCGACCGTAAAGCTTAAATCGGGTGCCTGAATACGAGCGGAAAATCACCCAATCACCCTCTTTGCAATACGGACCACTCGCGAAACGCGATTCGTCAGCATAGCAATCTGGACCCATCTTCAAGACAAAACCGAGAATAGATGCAGTTTCTTCTCTCTTGCGAAGATCTTCTGGCCGAATGATGCCGCCAGCAGTCTTCTCTTCTGAGTCGGGTAGGGCAATTAGAATCCGATACCCTTTTGGCATCGGAAGCTGGCTTGCTGTCTTGGGTTCTACCGAGACGGAAGCCGTTTCTTTTTTCGTCATTTTACCTCTTGCGACTTATACGGTGCCGAAACCGCTGTGATTGAATAGGTGCAAACACAGTCCCTTAGCTCAATAATACCACCTATAGAGGTGGCTTCCAATACTAGAAGTCGTCGCTCTTTAGGATGCGCTCTTCAAGGTCAAGGATATTCCGTTCAGCCTGCGCGAGACCCTCAATCTTGCCAACCATGTGGCGGTAGGCGGGGTAGTCTGCAGCCCCACCCGTAGCCATCGTGTCGGCAAGATTGTTAAGGTCTTCGCGGATTTTCTTCTTCAGATACTCAAATTCTTTCATCAAACACCTAAGATTTTCATCCCTGTTTTAATGGCTTCCGCCGCGCGGGCCATCTCGTTGTCTGCCTGAGACTTCTCAATCTCAGCCATGATTTTCGCTCCAGCAATTCTTTCTGTGGAGGAAATCTTCTCGGCGTCCAGCTTCAGACGCTCGGCAGCAAGCATAGCCTCTGCCTTGTCCTTCTCTGCCTTGCGGGCAGCTTCCTGAGCCTTGATCTGGAGTTCAGCCTGCTGCATCTGCACAAGCGGATCTTGCGCCTGCTCTTGGGCCTGCTGCTGGGCCTGCTCGCTCTGGCTATTCTGGAGAACCTTGGCAGAAGCCATAGCCTCGACCTGAGACAAGCCGTTTTCAACCTCTGGAGGAATCTTGTCTTCCATACCCGGAAGCGGAACACCCATCTGCTCTTCGATCTTGCGACGGTAAGAATAAGCCATATGCTCAGCAATATGCGCCTGAATGGCGGCATTGATGGGCTGGGCAAACTGGCTCTGGCCGATCATTGCCTGCATCTGCGGGTCTTGGGCAAATGCGGTGTGGACCTGAATGTGTGCCTCATGATCCTGATCCTCAAAGGCCTTGGCGGGCTGGCGCTGGAGGAGGGCCATGTTTTCGGTGACGGGGTCAACCTGCTTCATTTCTTCCGGTAGGCGGACAATCTCATCTGCACTCTTGATATTAAGAACCTGAAGCATCTCGCGATGGAGGAGAGGCAGGTTGTAAATATCTGGAGCATTCTGCGCCATCTGAAGTGCTGCCTGAAACTGCATAACGCGCTGCGCCATCGTAGACGCATTTGGGTCGGAAACCGGGATAACATCAACTCTAGCATCAAAATCCTCCGAACGGTTATAGTCGCCACCTGTGTCGTACTCGTAGTCCTTGTCCATGTGGTCACGGACGATGGCCGCAATCAGCTTGAACTCGGTGCCCATGGCAGCATGGATGCGGGCCTGCACGGCAGACATAACCTTGAGGTTACGCTCCAGAAGGGCCAGCGTGGTCCCTACGGGCGCATTGGGGTTCATGTCACCCACGCTCACGTCAGCTATGGAGCCGATGCGGCGCCCTTCCTCGGTGAGTGTCCCGAGGAGGTTATATAGCACTGCTGACGGCTCCTTGTAGGGAAGGAACGTGATACTGTCCTTGATGGCACCAGAGGCCACGTCCACGTCACGGAACTCACCCGGCATCAGCGGCGAGTTGTCGCCCTTGATACGAAGACCCCGAGCCTTGAGACCGGCGGGGAGGTTGGAGAGTGTGCCCGCATCTACGAGCTGGCGGATGATAGATGTGGCGGACTTGGCAATACCACCGATCAGATGGATAAGGCCTGAGCCATAGAAGCCCATGCCGGGGAGGTAGGGGTAATGCACAAAGTGCATACGCTTCTGCTTCTCCTCGTCATCGCTGATCCAGTTGCGGCGGATCGCCAGAACCTTACCGGACTGCTTCTCAATGGTGATGACATACGGGAGCGCCAAACCATCGGGGTCTTCAAATCCGGGCAGATCGTAGTCAATGTGGACTTCAAGGATGGTGTACCGATCATCGACTTCCCAAGATGGGGTGTCGCCTTCGATCTTGTCATACTTGTCCTGAATGTCCGTCCGCTCGGGGCTGGGATCGGGAAGATCGATGTCAAGGTAGAAACCCTGAACCTGAAGCTTCTTGATCTCATTCGGGTACTTCTTCATGACGTGCGTATAGCGGGGGCACGTTGCCAGATCCGAAGCACCATAGGGCACAACGAAGTCTTCCGCAGGGACGAAGAGCGACGTGGGTCGCTTCTTGATCGGGTCGAAGTACACTTTTTTGAAGGCAGACCCCGCCAATGGAAGGCGGAACAAAAGCTGCTCAAGCTCCGCACGATATTCCGTCATGCGCTGAGTGACGATGTAGTTCATCTCCTCCTCAATGCGCTCGGCCTGTTTGACCTTTTCGGGTGTCATCTTTCCGATGATCTGTGTGCGGACTGGGCCTGCCGGAGGATACACCTCCATAATAGTCTGGGCCTGAAAGCGGACAACCGCCTCGGCCAATAGTGGGTGGAACACACCGCAGGCACCCGGCCATGGGGTCGTGCGGTCTTCATACTTCATTCCGAGAAGGTCGAGCCCTTCAATGTAGGACTTCTCCCAGTCACGGCGGCTGCGGCGGTCAGATTCAAAGTCACCAATAAGCTCGTTGGCAATACTGTCTAGATCGCCCTCGTCGATGTCTTCAGCAAGGTTCTTGTTGAAGTCATCCTCTTCGGAGTCGCCAGAGATCATGGCAACAGCCTCGCCGGAGAAATCAACGACAACGCCGCCATCTTCCGTCTCGGACACTTCGGGAGAATCAAGGATGATATCCAGCGGTTCAGAAAGATCCTGACCGATTGGGTTTGGGAGTGCGGATTCAATGGCCATTATTTACCTCAGTAGTAGGCTTCTGTTTTGTGACGAGGGACACTTGGTTCATCCTCTTCGTCGGTGCGTAGTCTTACAAATCCACCCTGCCGGAACCGGAGCATAGCTTGGCTCACGCTGTCCACAAAGTCATCATGGCTTCCCGCAGGGAAAGCCGCGCATTCTTCAATCACTTCCTCGGCCCACCTTGTCTCCGGCGCCCACACAGACCCCGATGCAAACAGGTCCGTGATCGCATTGACACGGGCAATCTTGTCTTGGCCCCGGCTCGGGGTGAAGTCCGTGACCGGAATACCAGCCGCCCGCATTTCGAAAATGAGCGGGGAACCCGAAGCCTTCGCTTCCACGATTACCATATCTGGTTGCCATTCTTTGTAATGCTCGATTGCGACTTTCTTCAGCTCCGGGAACTCCATCTTATCCTTAAACGCATCCAACAGGATGATGTTCGGGATGGGCTCCTTGCTGTCCATGTCGTTGTAGAATATACCCCAAGTCGTGCAGGCTGAGTAGTCCGACCGCTCGGTCTTCTTAAAGGCCGTGTCCCACGAAACCAGAATGGCCTCACAGGATGGCGGCGAATCCTTTTCCCACACCCGCCACCACTCACGCTTGAGCAGGGCACCCTCTTCCGATGTGGGGTCTTGCTGGTACTGTGCCTGCCACTTAGCTACCGGCAGTTCAGCCCTCAGCTTCTCAAGCTCCTCAACAGGCCAGAACTCAGGCCAGATTGGAACCCCGGATGGCAGGATGGCCGGAAGCTCAATAACTTCCCACTCGCCAGAGCCATCACGCTTTATAGAGCTGTCGATGATCTGGCCGGTCAGGTCTCTCTTCGACCAGCGGGTCATCACGACAACAATGGCACCACCCGGCTGGAGACGCTGACGCGGGCCGGAGGAGTACCACTCAAATACCTTGTCATACACGCCGGGGTCGAACTGACCCTGCATAGCTTCTTGTTCCGAGTGCGGATCGTCGATGATCAAAAGATCGGCACCCTTACCGGTAACGGCACCGCCGACACCGATAGCGAAGTATTCACCCCGCTTGTTCGTGGACCAGCGGCCAGCAGCCTTGCTGTCTGACTGGAGCCCAACGCCGGGGAACACCTGCTGGTACTCCTCGGAGCCTACAAGGTTACGCACCTTACGCCCGAAGCCCACAGCCAGCTCGGCTGTATGTGCCGTCTGGATGACCTTCTTTTCGGGGTTCTTACCGAGGAACCATGCCGGTAGAAGGAACGACGCAAACTCTGACTTGGTATGGCGAGGGGCCATATTGATGATAAGCCGCTTCAGCTCACCCTTGGCAACCCGCTCAAATGCGTTGGCCATGATGGCGTGATGCTTGCCGCCAATAAACCCCGGCCAAGCCAGCTTAACAAACTCAAGGAAGTTCTCCTTGGAGAGCTCCCGCTGCTTGGCTTCGTCAAGTCGGCGCAATAGATCAAGAACCTCGGCCCTTTCACTGGCAGGAATCTTGGCTACGATTTCAGCATAATCCATTGGAATATGATACCACGGGCGGTTGAATAAAAGAAAACCCCCTCCGAGACGGCAATCGGGAGGGGGCCTATTGGGGGACTGTTGTGCGAAATGTTGAGGTTTGTTTTGATTTTCCATGCACGAATGCACACAGAATGGTCATGACCCAGAATGGCATCCCTAACCCGGAGAGGTCTTACTCTCTGACCACGATACAAATATCGTGGATTTCACAGGTGCTGTCAATAGGTATCTGGTGCCGACACGATTTTAAGGGGTAATAGCCCCCACCTTCATTGCTGGCCCACCACGGGTCTGCATGCTTGGCCGTGATCTTCCCTGTCGGCTGGGATCGGTGGTTAGCCGTCTTTCGCCTTCACCAGAATTTGGGACGGGCTATGACGGCCACCATACGGCTGGCGTCATTGTCTTAAGCCAAGCCCCCGTCCAGCTTTGGCAGCAGCACTCTCATTCATAGGCGGACGAGCCGCAAGCCAGCCCACAAGAGGCTACAGAACTGGCCGACCCAATTGGGTAATCCCGCTCGGGATCATTCACGGGCTGTCAGTCCACAAAACCCGCAGAATGTCCCGAGCGGGATTATCTTTTGGCGTCCCCTGCGGAGTCGAACCGCTCTATCGCCCCCACGGGCTGTGTGCTGACCGTTACACTAAAGGTACATGGTTGCAGAGGCGGGATTTGAACCCGCGATCTTCAGGATATGAACCTGACGAGATGACCACTTCTCTACTCCGCTAAATGGTGCCGGATGAGAGGATCAAACTCCCGACCTTGGCTTTACAAAAACCCTGCTCTGTCACTGAGCTAATCCGGCATTTTGGTCAGTCCAGCAGGATTCGAACCTGCGTTATTCCTGCTCCCAAAGCAGGTGCCATACCAGACTAGGCGATAGACTGCTCTGGTTCCTTAATGTATCCAATGTAATGAAGCATTAAGGTAATGTTGTCAATCCTCCTGTTCTCAAGAGAACCCACGGCAACATTGCACTTAAGGCAAAGAATCCCGCGAACGCGGCCTGTTTCGTGGTCGTGGTCTATCTGACCGCCCTTGTAGCCACGGAACAACTCGACTTCACACTGGCACAGGACACACTTGCCGCCCTGAGACTTATGGAGCTGAATGATATCGTTTCTGTTCATCTTGTACCGAAACATAGCATTCTTGCAAACTTGGCACTCGGCGCCAAGGATGGTGTGCTTTTCTCCGCAGTGCTTGCACTCTTTCAACAACCAAGCTCCTAGAAAGTTCCGGGCGGTGTTTGTCCCCGTAGGGTTCACCTTTCCTGCTATCCCGGCGTAGCGCCCCTCCTCACGCGAATCCTGCGGCCTCTTCAGGCGGTAACACAGGACCGGAGGGCGGTTGCGGACTTCTTCCCACTCCTGCCCCCTGAAGGGGCCACGGGGTTCGCACCGGCACACCTAGTCACTCTTTCGAGCGATCCTTATAGACCATATGCATCATGCCATACACATCATCGATAACGAGAGGCGTTGGCATCCCGAGGGGCTTCCAGCCGTCTTTCTTAACGTCCAGAACCCCGTTCATCACGTCTGGGAATGTCGGCCCCCAGATGATCTTTGTTTCGAGAACGCTGTAGCTCATGCCTTCACCGCGATGTAGGAGTAGTTGCCCTCTCCGTGGCGCTGTTGGAATAGCTTCACAACCCCGAGTTCGGAGAACTCAAGAGCCTTATTGGCGGTCCTGAATTGGGGAACCTCCCCTTCCGTACTGCCAAGGAGGTTTTCATTAAGCTGCCGATCCCGCATCAGGAGGCCTTTATAGTAGGTGATGCGTTCATTACGCTTGGCGTGGGTGGCCCAGCGGGTGAAGTCATCTGGCGACTCAATATGGGTGTATTGACGGTTTGTCATAAACTTGCTGCCTTTCACGGCTGGTCATCCTTGCCTGTCATGATCTCGTAGGCTGTGTAGAGCATTGCGGCAGGAACCGTGATTGGCCACAGCGCAACGACCAGATGGCTTTGCCAGCGGGCCATATCAACATCTGAGGTCACAGCAAACAGGAACTCATTAAATGTGCCGACAATGTAAAGCCAGAGAATTACCCAAATCATGTCATTCAGCTCCAAATCCATCAGGGAACGCTACGCAGTAATACATTGGGATTGCATCGATCTCAAGCTTTTTCTTGAAACCCGCATTGGAACCCGCAATGTTGCAGGCCTCCTCGCTCTCGAAGACACCAACCTTCTCCATCGCAACACCGCTGCTCAGGGGGCCAGCATAGGCAACAATGATCATTACAAACAAGGAGTTCATTCGTTCCACCCCTTGTTTTCAATCTTGTCAATCATGTCAGCAATCTCGAACGGGGTCTCCTTCACGAAGACGCAAAAAGCGCCGGGAGCCATGGCCGAGGCCGTGTACTCGACAAGGGTGTTCCCGTTGGGCTCAACCTTGGTGGCAATCACCCGGCTGGCCCGGACGACGATCTGTTTGTCATCGATGGATGTAAGACGGATCATGCTCATTAGAACCAGACCCCCGTTACCTTGTTGATGGCCTCCACCACCTCCATGACAGGGTGCGAGACATATTCCAAATACGAATCTTCGCCAATCCGGTAGGTAATCTTACTAACGATGTCGGTGTGGCGTGTTACCTTGACCACGGAATTGGCACTCAAGGCAACGTGATGGCCGTCAATGTCTTTGAATACGATAAGTGTCATTTTCTGCTCACTGTCCAGTTATGATGATCTTCACAGTATGACGAACCTTGGCACTTACTGCAACCGCAGAACGTCAGTTCTTTTGGCTCCCCAACCACCCACCTGCAGTGGTCACTGCCCAGTTCCCAAATCTTCACGCCTACCCCGTTAAGGGGAAGGATGGAGTTGTTGAGCTCTGGGATAGGGAGCTTCTTCACTCTTGGAGTTTCTTGCCGCATACGCGCAAAGCCAGTTGGCCGCTTAACCACATTGACACTGTAGCCAATGGCTGGCTTGGACTTGGTTTCGTACTTTGTGCTCCTGTTGAAGACTTCGGCATACGGTTTACCAAGGCCGATCCGGTGTGCTCGACCAACGACAGCACCCTTCGAAACCCCGAGTGCTTCACCGATTTTCCGCGCGGGAATAGTTCGATAATTTTGCCTGACATACTCATCTCTCTCGGGGTTCCAATTAGTTGAGGTTTGATTTTGTCCTAGCATAAAGATCCTCCAGAATTGACAGCTCAAGCGTGGAAACAAAAGCCTTGGCTAGGAAGACGGCATCCACGTCACTACCAACATTGTGGATAACAACGCTGCCATTCCCCTCACTAACACCCATGACAATCACCTTGCTAAGGTCCATTGTCGCGGCTTCGTCCAACAAGGCCTGAACTTGCTCCATATCGGTCATTCTGTCAAATCCTTTTTCCTAAAAACCGCGATTACATACGGTTTTCTGGCCGGATGCTTAGTTTTGGCACCCAATCCAGCGTTATAAAGGAAGGCGGCGTGGTGTAGATCGCCATCTGCCTTGTTAATCGCCATCTTCAGGTACTTCATTCCCCAATATACCCCGGTTCGGCAGTCATTCAAACCGTTTTTTGGCCCCTTGTAGCCGATTCCACGGGCCGTGGCTGGCTTTATCTGCATTACACCCCGCTCACCAGCGGCACCAACGGCGCCACAATCGAAATGGGACTCATGTTTTGCTATGGAAAGTGCGAACTTGACTGGAACCCCGGCGTAACGCGCGGCAGCTGCGACAATTTCAGGTACGGACTGACTGGTATTCTTCCTTATTGGACGTTCTTGGTCGTATAGGGCTTGGGAACTGTAGCGCGTGGCGCTGGTTGAGACTGGATTACAAAGTATTGCAATAAAGAGACATGCGAGAATTAGCCGTTTCATGAGCGGCTCCTCTGGTTGTTAACGAAAAGGGCACATCTCTGTGCCCAATTCCTATTATCCCCCATGCAGGGGCAGTCTGTCAAACATTATTGGGACCAACTACCACGCATCTGAGATGCGGGAAGGTTGTGGACCCTCCCATTCATGGGGGTAGTCCTCAGCCTTAATGATATCCAGAACCCCGAACTCGGAATACTTGGTGCCAACAAAGTTGACATATCGCTCGGCCTCTGACCGCCTGAGAAACTTGTAAACCGGGCGGGTGAACAGCAATTTTTGGTAGGCGTCGGCCTCTTCTTGCGTGTCAAATGACAGCAGATCAGGGTCTATCGCGGGCTTCCCATCTCTTGTTATGTGCTTAGATATGGGGGGCATCTCTCGGGGTCTTACAAAGTAGAAGATATCCATGTGGGCACTCCTGACGGGTGGTTTGTGTCCACAATTGTACACACAAGCGGGCCATGTGTACAGGATTGTGAGCAAGGTAAGGAATTTTCCTTACTTTATATCCCCTTTATATCAGATTTGGGGTGCCTATCGTAGGTGATGTTGTCCTGTGCCCTGACATCCTTGTTCTGCCAAGACCAGCACTCCCCGGTGTCGTCTTGGAAGCATACCCACAGGACGCTGTTCTCGGGGCCGTAGTCCAGCAGGAAATGGGCTGTGGCCTTGCATTTCGGGGTTTTGATGGGGAGGGGTGGGTTTAGCTGCAATATGCTCATGTGTGGCTCCTTGGGTGTGGGGCAGAAGGGGGTTTGTTAGAAATATGACCCCG